TGCGAACGAATTCTTGGAAGCCCTGACGACCCTTAGCAATCTGCGGAAATCTCTGAGCTATGGCAGCAATGATCTGATCGAACGGTTTGAGCTTGCCTGTAGCGTCCGTGATATTTACGCCGAATTGCTTCATGCCCTCTCGGAACTCGCCGCGCTGGAAAATCTCGATCAAACGTGCCAAACCTGAACGAGCGAACGAAGGTCCCAACTGTCTCGTAGCTTGTGCGAAAGCCGCATTCATATCTTGGAAGCTCTGACCAGCACCCTGGAATGCAGGAACAATCTGGTTTAGTGACTGAGCGTACTCGTCAAAGCCAATACGTGCATAACGAACAGCTACGAATTGCTGGTTGATGAGTTTGTCGATATCTTGGACGCCACCGCCGAAGTTGTTGAGAACCGTAATCATCAGGTTCGTCGCGTCTTTGACGTTCGTGAATCCTGCAATGGCAACATCTGACATCTTATCGATTGTCTTAGTCGCGTCGGTCATGTTCATTTGCTTGTTCAGACCTGAGAACAGTTCGTAGAACGACGCAGACAAATCCTCTGCCGAAGAGGTACCATGCTGCATCGTATCGACAACAGCACTCTCGATTTTCTTACCGCTAGCGACCATAGCGCCAGCGGTAGTCTCTAGCTGAGTTGCTGCCAATGTCGTACTTGAGTTAAGATGTGCAGCCGCCGCTGCTGCTGCGCCGAATGCGGCAGTTGTCAGTAGACCACCCATCTGCATGACACGTCCTGCATGAGCTACAGCCGCCGCCCCATTTTTATATTTTTCCAATTGCTGAGTACCTAAGAGCGCTTTCTGTTCAGCAAGAGAAGCGTTGGTCTGTTGCATTGATGCTGCGGCTATTCGTTCAGCATCGGCCAGTTCAAGTAGTTCGGCTCTCTGTTTAGCGAGAGCTGCATTAAGCTCCTGCATTTGAACTACGTGTGCCTGCTCCCTAGATTGTACAGAACGTTCCTGAGCACTCAGTCTGTTCCAAGCATCGGCTTGAAGTTTGATCTGAGTCTCTAGAGCCGTAGCTTCTCGTGAAAGCCCTTCCATCGAAGCCGTGATCTGCCGATGTCTAGTGCTTAGAGCAGCTTCCTCGGCTTGGAGATTCTTAACCTCCTGCCGCAGACCCCTGAAGCCTTTCTGAGCAATTCTGGATGCTTGCTCAGATTCAGCTACCCGCCGTCTAAGGATCTCAATGCTCTTGGTATCTAGACCAGTATCACCGCCAGCGGCAGCAGTAGTCCTTCTTCGCGCCAACGCGCGATCTAGATTAAGCTGCGATTGCATCACGTTCGTTGCGGCACGACGTTGAGCTAGCAGCTTCTGTTCGTAACCAATCCCGTCCTTCTGGAAAGACTGGATACGCTGCTGCATCTGGCTCTGGATACCTAATTCCTTAGAATCCAGACCCACGATCCGCGACTTAATCGCTTCTTCCTGGGCAAACAGTTGATTAGCCCGCTGAACGATCGCGGCTCTCGCAACTTCCAAATCACGGTCACGATTCGCAAGATTGAGCATTCTTCCGCGAATGGTGAATTCCTGCTGTCGCATCGCAAGGTTGCGAGAGCCTGTCGCGCTAAACTGCTTATCGTATTGAAGTTGCTGTTGAGCCAGACGTATCTCCGTCGCTGCAATTCTTGCGCGAGTCTGGCGAACCTGGCTCAACTTAGCAACATCTCTCCCCACACGCGAGAGTGCGGCACTAGCCTGGTTCTGTGCCCGGATGATGAGCGTAATGTCGTGTGCGCCAATCATTTCTACCTAGCTTCTTGCTTCCGAACTTCGTTCTCGTCGATTTCGTTGTAGACGTAGAGAATTAGCTCCATCTTCCGCATAGCCAACGAGGGCTGATCCAATAGACCACCCTCGTATGGCATTACGCGGAATGTTCTGCTTAGGTTGTAGATGCGAAGCCATGACTCGGCATCCTCGTAATCATCATCCGTTACTGGGATGCTTCGACCTTGGCTGATCCGTCGGAAGTTTCTGTCGAGGACTCCACGGACGGCGTGGTAAAAACCTCCTCATCAAAGTCATCCCTGTTCATCTTGTCGATTTCGCGCTCGATCTCTGCACCGACCTTGGGATCGAGAACCTGCAACGTCATCGCGTTCCCGAAGTCGAGCTTGTTACCCTGATCATCTTCGAGGTTGTGGTCGATGATGCAGTTCTTGAAGTCGTAGATGCGGGATGCTTCGTTCAGAATGTCGATCTGGATCTTTGAGATATCGTCTCTAGCTGCGCGAGGGTTCACTTCCTGTAGATACCTAGCGGCCTTATCTCTGCGGGACAACATCTGGCCGAAAGGGAGTTGCTTGAGCATCACGAAGCCACCCGGCAAACTCTTCAAGTCTACGCGGGTGGCTTCGGAATTCACGGTAGCGCGTGGCATTTTTCCTCTCCTTGTAAATGCCTAGGTAATATCGACAGAACTCTTCATTTCGATCTCATATGCAGAGCCTCCTGCAACTCCGATCGCACGTCCAGTTACTGTCGCCATGATGAGGTCACCCATGCCGCGTAGAGGAACCTCATATGTCTGGTATGCCGAGCGATTCAGCGAGATTCTCATTGCTTCTGTGGCTGCTGTGAAGGTCGAACCACCCCTTAGAGACTCCAGCCTGATCGCTCGCGTTGTCGAGTTCTTGAAGTTGTTGTATTCGGCCTTGTCGATGAAGTCGAGTTCGGTGTTGTAGTTTGCCTCAGTCTCTCCGTAAGCGATGTATGTTGCTGCACGATTCGGAACGACACGGTTCTGTGCTGCACCGTTGAAGTTCACGCTAAACGTGAAACCGTTGAAGTTCGGATCGTTTGCTGTAGGAGCAGGCCATGTTGGAGCGGCACCGGAAGGTGCAACATAAATCGAATGTGCTGCTGCACCGAACAAATGCGGGTCAACCCATGCAGGCACTCCGAGAGAACCTACGTCTGTTTCAGACAGGCCGAGCATGTTGAAGGTTACGAGAAGAATCCCGTTATCTAGCGTGAACTCGTAACCCGCCGCTACGCACCCTGCATAGCCGAATCCGATGTTGTTACGAACAACCGTAATAGATGCTGTCCGTGCCGTTGCTCCCGTACCGCCAGTTACTGAACCTTGCGAACCAGGTGTGAATTTGTAGGTAAACGGTGCTGGTGCGACTGACTTTGTGATGTTATGACGTGAGCAGTACATGAAGTAAGGAAGGAACTGAGGATCGACTTCCATGTGGATATCGCCAGCGATGTGGTAGTAGCTCTGCTGCACATCGGAGACGATCGTTTGCTGACGAATCTGCGGGGAGAAATACTTATCCTCCGTGTAGATGAAAGACTCGTCGAGGATGGGTACCCACACTGTACCTGCCGTAGTCGGCGGCTGGTAGACACCCATCGCGGTTTCTAGGGAGATTGCAACCCATCCCCCACCACCTAGTCCAGCAGGCATTACTTACTCCTATTCGCTTGGAGTTTGTGGTTCTTGAGGCTGCTGCGGCTCTTGCTGTTCCTGCTCTTCGTCCTTGTCCTCGTCAGGCTGTTCGTCGGGCTGTTCGGGCTGCTCGATTGTTGCCTCGCCACTCACCTTGATGCCCTCCTGTCCCTCGAATGCCGTTTTTACGGTGCGTCCCTGGACATTCAGGAACTCCTGCTCCATCTCTGGAGTTACTTCCACGGACTCACCGTTCTTGACCATGCCCAGTCCAGCGATGCCTAACTCCTGGCCCTCTGGATAATTGGGCAGATTGACCGTTACTTGTAGTCCCATTAGCCAAACCTCTTTTGGGTCAGGGTTTCGACCAACATGCGCGTCCCAATTACCTGCTCCCCTGTGGGGCGCTGGATCGTACCGGGGAAAGCATCACGAACATACGCGAAAATGACGTGACCGCGTAGATTCACTTCGCCTTGTTCGATAACAGCTTCGATCCCCTCGACGAGCCGTAAATCATCGATTGTACGTGCAACAGTCGAGTTATTTAGGTTTGCATGGTAGACGAGTATGCTTGTTTCGATCCGTACGTTATATGTATGTGTAGCGTGAATTTCTTTGTTCTTCATTCCTGGCATAACTATGACAGCCGGGTATTCAGGACGAAGTTTCTCGTTCAGACCTACGAATCTGATTCCTAACTCTCCTGAATATTCCTGCATCAGTTCATAGAGAAACTGTGCAACTTGGCGAGGCTCTGTGTACCACTCAGATTGAAGGTCTACGACCAATTTTCTTCCCGTATACTCCGCTAGGTAGACGTGTCTGTGCAAACCCGAACAGCGGGTTGATCACGATTTGAAGCTCACCTTCAACCCATCTATCGTAGATGAAGGCGATCTGTTCCTCTGCCGACTGACTTGTCCAGATGTATGGACGTGGCGGAATGACTCCGAAGGTATCTGCTTCTTTATCACCACGATAGCGTCTGATCGCCATTCTGCGGCTTGTCATCCTACCACCAATTCTTCCACCCTCCTGCTGAATTCTCCAGTAGTCAGGCCAAGAATTGGTATTCACCCAGACATCGTTCCCGATGATCGGCCAAGAACTTATCTCCTGCGTTGCATCGAAAAGATCCTCGGTCTTACGGAGAATACCGATGTTCTCTCTCTGAGCACGTTGAGCATACGAGGGTGCCCAAGGATCCCAGTGTTTCAGAGGACCCTCTTCCTTCTCGAAATGCTCACGAACATCATCGATCATAATCTGACGTGCCGCAATCGCCGGCTCATCCAGATTACGTTCGAGATTATCAGCTAGTTCCTGAAAACTAGCCGCCAGGATACGAGGATCCGCGTCCCAATCTACTTCGATGAATTCTAGGTCTATGCTGCTCATAGCTCCTGCGTCATCGTGAAGTAAGGTCCTGGTGCGCCGTCATTCGGATAGAAGTCGAGTTGGGTCAAAGTTCCGGTAGCTACGATAACGCCTTCTGTATCTGGAAGTAGCATTGTTCCGGCGATGATGTCTTGAAGCCAGAGAATCGCCTCGTTGTATTTGTTCTGTGCATAGACCGGATCGGCTAGGGAATCTTCGCTATATCGTTGGCGGTACCAGAAAGCTGCAACAAGCCGCCCGACAATAGCCCGAATGAGTTCGGGTGTGCTGTCAGGATCGACCCAACTAGCGAGGATCGAAGATGCTACCTGCCCTGAAAGATAGCCCCGCACAATACGTTCTGCGTCAAGTTGCAGAGGCTCGTATTGTGCGGAGTCTACCTCGATTTTGTCTGTAGGCAGGTGGACATTGATGTCCTGTATGCTAGCTAGTGGCACCTGCGGGCTTGGGTGCATTTGCCGCACCCGGTTGCTTCTGGACTACCTTCCCTTCCTCGTGCTTGGCGTTCTCTTCCTCAGCAGCAGCAGTAGCCTCTGCCAAATCAGCGTGAGTCTGCAACTGCTGGATTACGTCAGGAGAGAAGTAGCCACCTGCGAGATGTCCCTCAGATAGCTGATGCTTCTCCATCATCCAGTCCCTCGGAGAGCGCGGATAGTTCTCCGGCATATCGTCGGGAGGTGGATAATTGCGAACTGCACCGGAATCGACGAGTTCCTTGAACTGCTCGTCGGTGATATCCAGATCACCAGCACTTACCTTCTCACCGAAGGCATGAACCTTCGTGCTGAGAATGTTGCCTTGATCATCACGCTCTGCACCAAACGTGATTGGTGACCAAGCGTAATACGTACCACCCGACTCTGCGGTTACTTCTTCCGTTGTACCGTCAGGATTGGGCTTCACAGCGACAACTTCCTTTTCCTGCTCTTGGTTGCTCATATCATCTCCTACCAAGAGGTTCCTGCGAAGGCGTTCTTGATCAGGTAACCTGCAATACCCGACACGATCTTGAGATCGTACTTCCAAGATGTGCGGATCAGGTCAGCCTTGCGATTCTCCTCACGCCACCGATCAGTCGGGCGAATGTCGCCCTCGGGATAGATCTGCGAGAAGGTCTTGCCGAACGTCTGAACTTCCTGACCATCTGACGGATCGACGTAGCCGAGCCAAACATCGTACCCCCACAGAGTCGAGAGTGCGACAACCTCGGGCAGATCGATATTGTCGGCGGTGTTGTAGGTTGAATCGGGAGTGATGATGCGTCCCGTAAAACCTGTCAACTGCTGGAAAGCATCGCCGACGGTCAGAGCGAAGTTCTTGTACCTGTCGATGATCCTCGGATGGTTGTTGACATACGTGGTACCCATCGTCGGAATGACCATCGTGTTCGGAGGCTTGCCGATCTTGGCCGTGATTACGCGGATACCGGTGATGATGTCATTGACGGGGTTACTCGTGGAGGTTACGCCGTTCGTGTAATCATTCCATTGCTGTGCGCCGGTGAGGGTGACTGTGTGACCTGATGGGTAGTTAGCCGTATTGCGAACTGTTGATGCAACCTTGAGTTCGTGACCGAGTGCCAGCGAACGTGTGACGAGCCTGGTTGCATCTGCCTCTGGATCGATTTGGAGTGCGCCACCGAACGTAGCATTGGCGAGTCCACCCAGGGAGTTCAGTTCTTGCCGTTCCTCGTCGAACACCGGAGTCTGTAGCGAATGCTCCTTAGTCTGGAAGGTGTCCTCAGACCACTTCCGACCACGGACTTCATTCGCCACGGTGCCCGGTTCCCTGCGATCAGGGAAGATGATCCAGTCAGACCTATCGAAAACGCGATAGCGACCGGACTGTGTACGAACCCGCGTGATGGGGAAAAGTTCTTCCCCATACAGGTTCTGATCCTTGAACCCAACGGAGAATCCCGAAAGGATAGGATCGATGTACAGTTGACTAGGATCGTACATTATGCCACCCCACCCGGTAGGTCGAGATGGACGGAGACTTCGTTACCTGAGGTAGTTGCACCATGGGTACAAAGACCGAGGATTCTTGCTCCGCTTGCTCCGGTATACGGAGCAGCACGACCATCAGCAGCCATTTGAACCAGAGCACCAGCCGCGATAGCCGCAGAACATTCCATTACTGCGATTCCCTGCAACCGAACAGAAGCACCTTTGCCCTTCGCGATTTCGGCTGCACTTACGTCGAACTGTGTAACACCGATGGGAATGTCGGCGATTGCCGTGACAGGCCCGACAAGTTCCTCTCCTACCAGCTTGCACGCACGCTTCTTGGTCAAAGCGCTAGCAGCGTCGTAACCCTTGTCGAGTACGAAGTTACCAGTAGCAGGCATCTGTTATCTCCTACCAGTGACCTGCTGACGGTATTCTGCGAAGAGGTCGGGATGCCTCTCGGCAGCTACCTTAACAGCAGCTCCATAGTCGAGTTTGTCATCTTCCTGCACCTGAGCTACGGCCTCTGCAAATCCCTTTGCAGCATCTCCGTCCTCAGAGGCATACGTGCGAACTGCGGAACTACCGGCTTCCTTGTAGTCCACTGTTCCGGTCTTACCGATCAGTTCGAGAACCTCGGTGAAGTCATTGACATTCGCCTGACCTTCCGAGAACTTGCGGTGAATCTCATCGAGCTTCTGGATGACTACAGCGGGGTAACCCTTTCCCGTCGGGATTCCCTTGTCATCGACCAGATTCTTGAACTGCTCAGAGAATTCCTTTGCCCGAACTTCCTGACGTTCCTTACGGGCCTCTGCCAGTTCCTTCGCCTGTTCGGGGAACATCTCGGCGAAGCTCTTGGACTCGCTGTGGGATTTTGCAGCTTCCCGCAACGGCTTGACTTCCTTCTGCATATCCTCGACCGCCTTGATGATGTCTGCATCCTCACCAAGACCGAGGATTTCGCGCAGTCTTGCGTCTACGCTGGATTCACGAACGATGGGAGGAGTATCACGACGGCTACCAGTATCAGCAGCATCGTCGTCATTCCGCTCGTCCTCACGAGGCTTCGGAGGACTACCCGTACCTGGGTCGGAGTGCTCCTTATCCGCGTGTTCGTCCACAACGTCGGACATACCGTTTCCTCCGATTTCCTCGTACAGTTCTGAGAAGTTGAGTGGTGCCATGCCCTTTACCCAAGGCTTGTTCGTTAAGGTACCACCCGACAGAACGTAGTTGAATGACTCACCACTATGCGGATGAGTCCATGTGTCGTAGTGTTGCCCGCTAATATACCTCCACTGGTTGTCGTCGATCTCTTTTCTGGCCTCTTCGGTGAATTCGATCAAACCCCAGAGTCCATCATCACGAACTTCGACTTTCTTGTACCAACCTGACGCCTTAGTTCCCTTTGCGGGATCTAGGCCATGTTCATAGTCGAACACGATGTCGGTACCACGTACCCCGTTCTCGAAGTTCGTCCTCATTAGCGCTGCGACTTCGGTATCGATCGTTGTCTCACCGAAAACTGGGTGATCCCAGGTATCAAACGGATAGACTTGAACCCACAAGCGGTTCCCGTCGATCCAGTTGATATCCGAGAACTGTCTTACGATGCTGAGTTCTTCACTCATGTTACGCGCCTCCGCTGCGTAAAGTGCGCGCATTTGGGATTGCGCGGATTCTTTCGTAGCATGGCAGCGACCTCGTAGTTCTCCGGTTTGCTTGTTGAACAAGCCGAACGGTTTGGATGCAGGGCATTGCTCAGTTTTCCTTATGCTGTATGGCATTTGTAAATGGACCGCTAATCAGGATGCACACGAACTGCTTCGCGTAAGTCCTCTTCCTTGATCCACTTGAACTGTCCTGTATCACAATCTTCCAACAACGCCTCAGCACTTTCGCCTATAATTCCCATCCAAACATCGATAACGATGTAAAGCCGAGAATTGATGGCGAAGTATGTGCCGATCATGTTACGGCTCCGTTGGCGCCTTACCCATATTGCCTGACTTGATTTGGGCACCAACATTGCTGGTATTCGACTTGTTTCCGTTACCTGAAATACCTTGATCAGCTTTACCGTTAGCAGGAGGACCTTGAACTGTGGTAGGCGTTTGCTCAGTTGCCGTTTTGAGAGGCATATCGAAGATCTTGCGCGCCCATTGCTCAGTTTCGAGATCAGGTGTGATAACCTGTTTATCGAACACATTTGCTAGCGCACTAGCAAACTGCTGTAGATCACGGGATTGTCCAATGTTCCTCACTCTCATCAGAGGAACCGTATCTGTCTCGAAATTCCACTTGACGAGGTTAGGGATCAAGAACATGTTGAAGCAGTCGCAGACTATGGATGCGATGAAAACGGTAGACTTCCAGAAGATGTCTGCCTGCGCTCCAGAAGTTGCACGACCGCCACCACCCTCGGCAGTTACACCTAACATCATGAATTCAACCATGATGTTGAGCATGATCGCCATATCGTGATAATGAGCGGATTTCAGGACATCTACAAGCTGCCCTTCCGGCTTCATAAAGTCGATCACATAGCCGGGTGGCTGAGTAACATACGCACGTTCATTCGTCCGAATGTTACTCAGCAACTCTGCCAGGAACTCCTTATCCTTATCGGTATAGCCAGGAGGCAATGTACCTCTCGGGATGCCGATACCATGACGTTCCTTCTGAATTGCGTCGATCTTGTAGAGATGCGTCTTGTAGTACCAGTGTGGGTAAGCACTTCGGAGCGCACTCTCGCCATACAGGTCATCTGCCTCACCGAAGGGGAAGATCACGCACTTGTTGATCGGAATGTGAACTTCCTGAGACTTACCATCAGCGCGAATTGCGTTCTGGATCACCTCGACAGGTCCACCATTGTCATCGACGGTAATCTCTTTGATGGTAGGTGCAGGTCTAGGAGCCAACTTGCGAAGCATCGTGTATGTACGAACGTTCGATCCTTTGCGCTTAGGTGCCCAAGGTCGATCCCAATAGCAAGGTTCGGTAACTGAGAAACCATGCTGGTACATCTTGAGGATCTTCGCAAGCGCGAAAGAGAACGGAGTTGTCATACCCTCGAACAAGTTGTACTCAACGAATTCAGCTACGTCAAGCGCCATCTGATCTTCCCCCACAGGGTCGATATAGTAATCAGCCCCGAGTACAGGAGTTTTGCCAGCTCTCAGACTAACTGACGTAACTGCGTCAGTACGCGCCATTTTGTCGAACGTGCGCGTAGACGTGAAACGTGTGTTGAGTTCGGGAACAACGTCGGGAATCCGAATGCCCGTCGAGGAACCGAACTCCTTCTCAAATCCCTTAGGAGTCGGCTCTGTTCCGGTAGCCGTATAACTTGTGGATTTCGGAATGACTGGCATCAGTACCCGACGGGAGTATCTAACGTGATGGATGCTCTAGAAGTGAAGAAAGTTTCGGCTTCACTCCCTAGATCCGCAGCAGTATACGCTTCCGCTAGGCTCGCACCAGCACCTAGGATAAAGTATTCGGAAAAGAAGTATCTTAGTGCATCAGGACCATGATCGTCGTAATCCCTCTGTCCTTCCTTGGGGTCCTTCTCGTCCTTTGAAGTTAAGAAGCGTAGTCCCTGAATCTGGCGAATCAGCTCGATACATCGACGGTCGATAAAGAGTTTGGGTGTTCCATCTTCCCTGATTTTCATGTGACGCTTGACACTTTCGATACCAGTTGACCAAGGCACGGGTCTTTGTGATACATACCCTAATACAAGCGCAATCGTTGCAGCCTCGTCAGCGCCTCTAGGATCGCCAAACATCGCATCAACATGGAAACCCGGAGGGTTAGAACGGTTCTTTAGCGCATGAGCGTGTTCCCACGTACTCATGTGCCTAATCTGGTACTCTCGCCAAACATAAACGTTATCGGAAGGATCGACCATGATGTCAAGACAGACGAATGGAACCGAGAATCCGTAGTCGAATACCCAGTAATTGCGCCAGAATGGGTTATACGTAATGTCTTTGACGTGAAGGTTGGTATCGAATTCGCTGTAGATCTGACCCTCGAATGTGGTGAACCTAGCTCCGTACTCCTGATCCCAGTAGCTCTTGGATACGGTCTTGAAGATACGGACAAGCTCCTTGTTGCAGGTGCAATCTACGCCGTGTAGACAATTACTGTCGAACCCGCCGGGATACCGCAGCGTATTGAGCCACGTCGGGTACTGCCATGATTCGTAGTCTGGCATATCCGGCATTTGGCCGAGTTGCCATAGCCCCTGCAACCAGTTGAAACCCTTCGGTGTTGACGGGAAAGTCGCCCAACCAAGATTGTCTGAGAGAGCAGGCTCAATGAACTGTTCCCACGTCCTCAACTTGTGGGTTCCTGCCTCAGACATAACGACACCGTGGAGTCCTTCGCCCTGTAGCGAATCTTCGTGTTTCGCCGACCTAACTTCGAGCATTGTGTTCCAGGGGAACTCCATTACCATATCGCCCTGTTTCTTGTTGTACGACTTCTTGATCTTGTTACCGATGTTCAGCTTGTTACGATCGCAGAATGCATTGTAGACGATGCGAAATTCCTTCTCGCCTAGGTTATAGTCGGGACCTACGATCCAGTACCAGGCATCTGGGATAAAGCAGGCTTCTACCAGATCTACCCCTGACATCGTGGACTTACCGAAACGCCGGCCGCATACCGCTGCCCTGAATCTAGCCTCGGAATCGTGGAATTCCTGCTGACTAGGACCATGTGGCTTATAACCGATCTTTTCCCAAAGAGCGTTACGTTCTATAGCACTTACAGCCCTCAAAAGTTAACCTCGAAACGCATAGGCCCGAGTCTAGGAGTTTCCGGCACGTTGTCGAACTGAAGGAACAGTTCATAGGTGTCTGCTTCATCGAATCCTGCGAGTGTCGTGTCGATTAGGCAGTAAGCAGTCATGCCTAGTGGTGTTGCTTGCGTTCCTTGCATTACCCAGTCAGTCTCGTTTCTTTTTCTTACATCGAAAACTGGGCTGGTAGGCTCCAGACTCGTCAATTGCCCGAGCCTGTCAGCCACATCGACGATTAGATGTTCTTTAGTACCCTTGTTCAATTGTACTAGTTCAGCCATTACCTCTCCACCAGTAGCGTTTGAACGGGACGACGTGCTCATACTGCCGACTTACCGTAACTGTGCTACGTGCGTACATCTGTTCGGAATAGGCCGTTTTTGCCATCATCACGCGGTATGGAGCGTACATTCGCGCAACCTCGAGGGCATACGCTAGAACTGCGGGTTGGAAGATATCTTGGGCACTAATGCTGAAAATCAGCCTTGCTAGCCCTATTTCGCCGATTTCGACCCGCTCATCGCCTACAACGTACAGCCCCAATAGAGCCTCTGAAATGTCCCCATATACCGGGAAATCCGTAGAAATGAGGTCAAACAGTACATCTACCTGTCCAGACTCCACCATACCCGTTATGTCCGTACTAAATGGTGTGAGTTGGAGGCTTATCGTGCCAATATCGACCGTTACGGCCGTGTAAACGTCCGTGCCTGATACCGTAAACAGCACAAATCCGGTGCCAGCATCGACCAAAACCCTCGTAGTAGCCTCTATTGCGGCCACTTGCAGGTTAATCGGGATCGTTTGGAAGTCTGTAGAGACTAGTACCTCTGCTCCCCCAGGCGAAAGTAGGACAGTGAGCGTACTAGCCTCTACGGACTCTCTCAGTTCCGTAGCACTCTGCGTAAATAGCAGCTTGACCGTACCAGCGTCGGCTGCCGCCCCTGATATAGCGTCCGTACCGCTGACCGTAAAAGCTACCAGTCCTGTAGCAGCTTCTACGGCTACTTCAACATCTGTACTGCTAGCCGAGAACACTACAGGTACCGTTGAAGCATCGTTCGTTGCCAGTGACACGCTCGCTGACGGACTAAACAACAACGAACCAGCATTAGCATCGACAGCAGCGAAGATTTCGCTCGTTGTCGGAGCGAACTGTACAGTAGCCGTACCTGCATCGACGCCTACACCAGAAATGAAGTCAGTACCGCTAACCCTGAATACCGCTTGTACTGTAGCAGTATCTATAGAGGCTAGCGCTTCTCCGGCAACATTCGCCCCAAGTCGCACAGATACCACGCTAGCCTCTATAGAGGCTAATGCCTCACTATAACTCGGAGTTAGAGTGACGGCCGCGACATTAGCCTCGATTGACTCCTTGACCTCAACAGCAGACGGCGCAAGAACCACTATCGAAGTCTGGGAGTCTGTAGACGCTAGTGCGTCACCCGCCAGAGGGGTCAGCGCCAGCGGGGTAGCACTAGCGTCTACGGACTCTCTTCCTTCTAGGGCAGATAGGGTAAATACTACCGCTGCTGTAGCTGCTTCGACTGCTGCTCGAACATCTGCCCCGCTTGCGCTAAAAACCACCCCCACAGTGTTGCTGTCGGGAATCTCACGGATATCTGTAGAGTTGGGAGTGAAGAGTACCGTTCCGGTACTTGCATCCGTGATCGTGCGGAATTCCGTACCACTTGTGGTAAATAGCAGCGTTGTCGTTGCAGCTTCAACGACCTGTATGGCATCCGTGCCACTTGTGGTCAATACCAGACTAGCCGTATCAAGATCGATAGTTACGCCGGTCTTGAATTCCGTGCCACTCGTAGTGAGTACAAGCGTAGTCGTGCTGGTATCTACAGCTTGTTCAACGTCCGTGCCGCTCACGGTAAATACTGCCTGTACTGTCGCTGCCTCTACGTCTACCGCTACTTCTGTAGCATTTGGAGTAAATACGAGGGCAGAAGTCGAAGAGTCTGTTGAGGCTAACGCTTCGGCGCTACTACCGGCAAGTGTCAGCGCTACCACGTTAGCCTCAACAAACCCTTCAAACTCGGTGGCACTAGGTGTAAACAAGAGTGGTACTGTAGCAGCATCGGTAAAAGCGCCTACGGCACTAGGAACGCCGAAGTTATCGACCCTAGCCGTCGTACCCTGGATTTCTAGCTCAACTTCGCCGGCTGTTACCAATCTATCGGCTGCCGTGTCATTCCAGGTCAACAGTGGGGTAGTCTGCCATGCCCCTGCGGTATAGCGCCAAAGTTCGACGGTTACGGTAGCACCTGAGCCAGTTACCCTAATACCGAGCTTATCACCGGAGGCCCACGTTGTCGTGGTGTCTACAGCACGTTGGGTGAATACGTGTCCTACTCCCTTCTCATCGAAAATCTCGGCCTTCCACGTTGAAGCTCCTGTACGTGTGATAGCTACCTCATATGCGCTGTGGTTCGCATCAGGTGTTTGACGTGCGTAGATCGCACACCACTCGTCCGTTGTGCCAGAAGGCGGAATAACTAGGTCAACATACGCGACAGTATCGAGAAACGTCCCAGGCGTCCAACGAGACGCGGCAAATCCTGCTACTGAGCTTCCTGCGTTCTGGGTGTAGGTACGTAGCGGATTTGTCGTAACCTGGCGGCCTTGTGTCCAAGTACCGTTACCGAGCGGAATCTCGTTGTCACGGTTGAAATCGTCTAGTACCGCGACACCATAGGGGAATGGCGAAGCTTCGACACCCGAAGGTGTGAACTTGAGAAGGCCGGTTCCGCTATCGGTAGTCGCTGGTGGAACTACAATTCTAAATGAGCCACCGCCGTAGTTATCGACTAACCAGCCATTCCTCGCCCTAAGACCTACATATCCTGGTCCTGGCAGGTCTGTGTCGGCGATGGTTATGACCTTTTGCCAAGGACCGCCCTGGCTGGAGTACCAGCCAGTTATTATAGTACCCATGCACCTGATACCGATCCCATCGCCAGCAAGCCAACTCGGCACTACGTAAGTATCACCTATCTGGCTTTGAACACCCGCAATAGTCTTCCGCAAAACGAGAGTGCTGCTAGGACCTACATCCATTGAGTAATAATTGTTTCCTTGGTCCCATCGTGCCAGGACTTCAAACTCATAGCCAGCAACCCCGAGCGTAGTGATAGTGCAGTAAGCTTCCTGATCGACAGCGAACTGCGTGTTCCAGTAGACTTGATCAAAGTTAGCATCTGGCGTACTTGCTGCTTGGTTTGATACAACCCTCCACCCGGTAGTCGGCCAGGTTGATCCGGCCCAATTACTTCCCAAGGGGTACTGGTTTGCTCTATTGAAATCGTCAAGGACAACCGTATTCGGGAATGGGAAAGCATAGGTCCCGATCCAACGTCCACGACGGGGTGGTGGCTTATATCTCCAACGTGCGACTGGCATTACGGTAGCTCGCGCACCCTCATATCGCCGCTGAGTAGGATCGCATCTGCCGGAGTTGTATTGAGACGGAACACCATCGCGTTAGGGTTCGCTACCAAATCACGGTGTTCTGCTGGTGGTGCGTAGACATACGGGATTCGTGAATTCATACCGTCAGGATGCCTAGCTATCGATGTCGTTGCTGACGCCTTACCAGTACCGTTGATAATCGCGGTAAAACCGGCAGCAGTATCGTTAATCGCTACTGGCGATGGAGTGATTGTCGAACCACCTGTAGGAGCGACAATGCTCGTCTGTAGGTGGATAAGTTGGACATCGAACAGTTCTTCCTGTGCGTCGCCTGCATCTGCGGCTCCACCTGAAGCAGCTATGTAAACTGCCTCGATCACGCAAATCTTGTCGGCAGCGGGCTTGATGTAGAACAGATCCTGTTGCGCCGTAACACTGACAGCAGCAAAGGTCACTGAGTAAAGTCTCCCGATCCCGATCATCCTTCTCGTACCTCCTCAACGAGGCACAAATCATCCATTACCGTGCCGAGGCTAGAAACAGCGTTCTGGACTAGCGGTACTACGTCGCTTGTTGCGAACTCGCCGGCTCCTGCCTTGTTCGCCGAGTTGCCCTCAGCATCCGGCGGGTCTACGGTGTAATCGAACGGTACCTCTACAACGACCCTAATTCTGGCAATCATCAGTACCACCTTGATAGTCGGGCGACTTGCTGTCTACGTGCAGGATTCGCGACCATTGATTTAGCAGCAGGAGCAAATTCCCTAAAGGCAACTAGAACTGATGCTTCGTCAATTGCCCCTAACACAGTTGTTGGATCAGAAGTCTGGGACGTAGATGTGCTAATGAGCCATTCACCAAATACACCGGCATTTGCCGCAGCTTGACCACCACTAGTGGAACTCCCCGCCACAGCCGTCCAACCGCTCGTTGGAGTTGGAGACGGCAGCACGCTTGACTCGAACGCCCTAGCCATGAACCAGAGATATTCGATAGAGGCAGCGAGTCCTGATAGGCTGATCGCAGGATCAGATGTACTCGATGCAAGTCCAGCAGTACCAGCAACCTGAATTGTTTTCGAGGCATCGCGATTGAAGTGCCATCCATGGTAGGCCTTAGCAGCAATCGCAGACGCGAATGTGAACGTCAAATTGGAAGATCCCGCTAGATAATTCACGGTAGGTACGGTATACCAGCAAGAAACTGTTACACCTGCTCCCGCCGCTCCCGCACCCCGCGTCCATTCCTTAGCTTTAGTGAATATTAGACTTCCAGCAGCAGCAGTAAGTGACAAATGACGGTTCGTTTCAACATCAGTTATAGCACTCGCATCGTTATCGGTACCAATCATTATAATTATAAGACGTCCAGCCATGTAATCTTCGCTCGTTGTGGGAGTCCACGTCGTCGATGATGTTTTATTAAAATCGGAAATCGCCTGCCCTTGCGAACTAAACGCCATGTTTACCCCACCATGTAGATATCGAACGGGCCGAGGCGGGGGACCTCACTCCCCACAGTGAATGAGACGAACAGGTTCAAGTGTGGTTCACTGGGCCAACTTGTGGTATCGCACAGACAATGCACGATCATGCCAGTTGCGGTAGCAGCCTGGTTAGTTACGACCGCCGTACCGTCATCCTTCTTTACGTCGAAATGCGGGCTAGCCGTGCTAAGGTCGGTGACCGTGTTCGTCCAGTCCTGAACCTGCACTTCGACGTTCTCTTTAGTACCTTTCGTCAAACGTACAGGCATCTAGCATACCTCCTCCTTCGGCAGATCTGCTACAATCCCCGCGTAATGCTTGCGTTGATCAGGACTGTTGAACCCGCTGAACGTTCTGCCAATCCACTTGTTGTTCGCAGCTATTGCCGTCAGGCTAGGTTTGAACCCCTTAACGCACTCATGCGTCGTAATAGGGGTAAAGTGAAGGGCTATAGCGCCAGCATCGAGGAACGTCCTGAATTGAATCTCTATCGCGCTAGGCGTGAGCGTTAGCCTGCTTGTTCCGCTTTCCGTGTAGTTGACTGGTGGAAGAGGTGCCCAATCCTGAACAGCGAAATCATCTATGTTGCCGGAATAGGCCGTAAGGCCCGCGTAAGCTTCCCCTGTATATGTAGAGTCGGTCCCACTTGCTATCGGTATCCAATCACCACTACCGGCGCGTTTGACGTATGCTGTGTGTACATTACCGACCCTCGCCAAAGCAAATTTATCGCCGGTAGCAGGACCAGGATTGAGAACTACGCTAGCGACCGTAAAGGCTTCGTTACCACTATCGACTCTCATGATGTAAACATCGGTACCGCCGTTCTGCCAGCGTAAAGTGTAACCGTTCAGAGGGCTTACTGAGTTAATGGCCCAGATCCAGTTGTAGCTAGAGATGTGAGTAGCGGAGAAAAAGATATCTGGCCCGAGTCTCTGCACATTGTAGTATGCACTCGCGTATCCGCTAGTTGATCGGAAATTGTTGGCGTTGATAACGGGGTTAGCCGACGACGCTCCATACGTGAAGGTTGTCCAGTTAGCTCCGAGTCCTCCATTTATTCGGTTGAAGTCGTCGAACTGGAAGCGAGTACCAGCAGGTACCAGTTTAAGCGCAATCGTACCGCTGTCAGGCCCTATTTCTGAACCTGTAGGCGTTAAACTCAGCCGTACTGTTCCGGTATCCACCGGGGGACCATGAAACGCTACGGAAAAAGAAGTAGCCCCTCCGAACGTGGTACTAAATGTTGACGTGGTACTCGGTGACCCGTCAGTGTCAGCTACACTTGTAGCTAGCTCAAAAATACATTGTAAGCCGGGGTCATATGCGTCATATCGCTCGGTGTCTGTATCTGGTGTGATCGTGCCTGTAATGGTCTGGTACTTCCAGTAAAAGCGAAGCAGCATATCATCTTTTCGGCTTGAAGGCAGAGCAGGTGCGGTTCCTGTCGAACTTCCGCTAAACATATAGTTCGTGTTATAATCGTCCCATGAGTCCAGGTCTGTGTAGGAGCTAATAATGCCAGCAGCGTATCCGGCTGTGCCTGTGTTTCCCATAGTGACCGTGCTAGATTCACTGGAGCCTGCGACCTTGTAGTAAATGTTGGCGTAGAACTGGGTACCACTCAAAGGTACTGGTACACCTGTAACTAAAGAGGTCCAGCCCGAAGGTGTCGGCACACTAACG